CAACACTACTGGCCAGACAACGATCAATGTCGACCAGTTAATCTCCTATGCGTTCCGTGATGCAGGCAAGACTGCAGAAGAAATCACGCCTGAGTATATTCAAGCTGGCAAGCAAGCCTTGTTTTACAACTTGCAAAACCTATCTAATTTAGGTGTTAATCTTTGGCTCTTAGAAAATCAACTTTACGGCGCCCTCACACAGCAGCAACANTTAGTATTGCCAAAAACAACAATTGACGTTCGTGAAGCTAACTGGGTATACATCCAGAATATCCAGGCTTCTGAGTATCTTCCAGTAAATAACCCAGAGTCTCCAGCAGCATTTGACCTTAGCCCAACACTAAGTACACCAGCCTCTACACTAGGTTACGCAAACTATTTCGGTTCTACCTATCAGCAGTCACAAAGCGTGTACTATGTTGGTTGGAATGCCTACGCACCAAACACAACCCAAACCTATAACCTAGCGTTTGAGTACAGTGATGATGGAACAAACTGGTTCTTAAAAGAACAGTTTCCAGCTATCACAATGAATGACTACCAGTGGCAGTATTACAACATCTCTACTACAGAGCCACACCTCTACTGGCGCCTGCGCGAGACTGTAGCAACTAGCTANTCTGTTCGCCAAGTAGTATTTTCAACCAGTCAACAAGTTATTCCATTGGCTCGNCTAAANCGCGACGACTACTGGAACTTACCAAACAAACAATTCCCATCTGTCCGCTCANTACAGTACTGGTATGACCGTACTATNGAGCCTTCAATGTATCTTTGGCCTGTTCCTAATAACCCGTATCAGATGTTTCAGTTGGTTGTTGAAAAACAAATGGAAGATGTTGGTTCATTGACCAACCAAATCTATGTGCCAGATCGCTGGATTACTTCTGTGCAAGCTAGCTTGTCACACAAATTATCTATGCAGCTTCCTGGCGTTGATATGACACGCATCCAGTATCTTGAAACACAAGCCGGAAAACTGTTCATGCAGGCCTCTAATGAAGAGCGTGACAAGTCTCCAATCTATTTCCAACCTAATATAAGCTACTACACAAGATGAGCGTAATAATGACGTATGACTCGCTGGTGTTGAACATCCAGCAATATATGGAGCGTAATGACGCTGACTTTGTGGCACAGATTCCTAACTTAATTGCATTGGCCGAGTCATCTATTGCAGCTGAGTTAAAGACATTCTTACAGCTTATTGTGGTTGAGACTAACCTTACATCTAACGTGTCAGTATTAAATAAACCGGCTCGTTGGCGTAAAACTGTTTCTATGAAGATTAACGGGCAGCCAGTCTTGTTACGCAGTCAAGACTATATTGCACAATACCAGTCGGAATCTTCTACTGGTCAGCCTTTGTATTATGCAGACTATGATTACAATAACTGGAATTTTGCTCCGGTACCGGACCAAAGCTATCCAGTAGAAATTATTTACTACGCTGAGATTCAACCGTTAGATGCCTCTAATCAGCAAAACTTATGGACAGCCATTGCACCTCAGGCCATGCTCTACGGTGCCTTATTACAAGCTCAAGGCTATTTGAAGGCACTTGATAAATTACCTGTCTGGAAGGGATACTATACAGACGCACTTGCTGCACTCAAGAAAGAAGACAATTCTCGTCGTGTGGATCGCAATACCTCGGTTCAGGAACCTTAATATATGACAACTCCAGTTTATACCTCACCATTCACAGGCACTGTTGTAACACCAACAGACGTATCTTATTACGCATTAGCTTTTAGTACAAACACACAGCTTTCATGGCCTAGCACAGTAAACAGCGCTGAAATTCCAGCTGCTCGTATTATTGACTGCACCCCTTCTACTAGTGGATTAACTATTTCACTTCCTGAGGGCGACCAAGGTACTGTAGGTGCAGATATCCTATTTCGCAATTTAGGATCAAATTCATTTATCGTAACTGACTTTTTAAGTGGCAATTCGGTTACTATCGCTGCAGGAGTATCAAAGTATTTCTATTTAGTAGATAATTCTACAGTGGCGGGTACTTGGCACAATGTGACCTTTGGTACCGGCACATCCTCTGCTGATGCAGCATCATTGGCTGGAGCTGGTCTGACCACAGTAAGTGGTCAATTGGCAACAACTCAAAATATTATTGATGTTTCTGTAGTACCAACCATAACAGATTCAAGCCGCGCAGCAACCTACAACTGGACATCTGGTGTCGGTACTTTTAACTTGCCTAGCATTTCAACACTCTCTCGTGGTTGGTTTATTGGATTTAGAAATAGTGGAACTGGTGCGTTAACTTTTGCTCCAANTTCCCCACAATTGATCAATGGTAACCCAACCATTGTCACCAACCCCGGTGATTCTGGGTTTATTTTCTATGACTATAGCTTAGGTGGTTTTATCACTGTTGGTTGGGTTACACCAAACAACGTAGTATTTACATCAGCAACATACGACGTTGATGCTATTGTTGGAAACACACTTAATTTAGTTTCTAATGCCCCAATTATTCAAACATACGTAGCGCAATCTGGTACTCGTACTCAGACCTTAGCTGTAACATTTCCAGCTATTACTCAGCTATATATTTTAGTTAATAATACCAACCAAACTGGTTACGCTGTAACATTCCAAAATCAAGGAAGTAGTCAATCTCCTTTATCCTTGGCAACCGGTAATACATATACCATATTAAGCGATGGTGAGTTTTTATATATTTTAAACTCTTCGTCATCTAGCTCTTTTAAAGCAGTTAACGGTATTGCAGGCGCTCCATCATATTCATTTTTAAATGACAATGCTACAGGTATGTACTTAGGAGGAACCAGTATTTTAGGACTTGCAGCAAACGGTACTGAAATTATAGATATTAACGCAACCAATTTATCTGCCCCAGTAGTAACAGTAAACGGAAGACTTACAGCAACAACATTTAGTGGTGGAACGTTCTAAATGGCAGCTGATAATCAGCAACAAAATACCTCACAATATACGTCAATCTACAGCCTAGCAATTCCGGCTGGGATTAAGCGCGACGGTACTCAGTTTCAAAACGATCAATACACCGACGGTGTGTGGTGCCGGTTTCAACGTGGGGACCCTAAAAAGATGGGTGGCTATCGTACANTATTTACTAGTAACGTAGGCATCTATCGCGGCATGGTGTCACAACCATACAACGGTGTTAACTACATTTTTGCTGGCACATATCAAGAGCTTGATGTATTTACTTGCGGTATTAACTATGGCACTGGTGCGGGACCATTTACAGCAAATATTTTACCCGGCACTGTACAGTTTACTTTAGTATCCCACACAACCACCACATTTGTAATTGCTGGTGATGTAAGGTCTAGTTTTCCTGCAGGCACAAAAGTAATTTTCAGCCAGACTTCTCCAGTAAACTATACTACAACTGGCACACCAACCTACACATCCCCAAATACGACAGTAACTGTCACTACTACAATTACTGGAAGCCCCACAAATGTTTGGTTAAACAATACACCGNTATTTACAGAAGACCCAGAAAATGGGCCTTACCGTATTACTTGGCAGTTTGATTCTCAGTTTAGCCCAATGGGTGGTAATCTTTCTCTATTTGCCCACCCCGGATACAATCTTAACGATATTGATAATGGTGTTCCATCACAAGTTTTAGTTGGAAATATTGCACCATCAGCTGGTAATATTTGGAATTTTAGCGGCTTATCCGATAGTATGGGCACAGCACCAACATATCAGCCTATTAGTGTCGATGGTGGTGTTTGTGTGCTATATCCATTTATATTTGTATATGGTTCTCATGGCTATATTGCAAACAACAATGTAAGCAGCACCTATTTGCAACAAAACTTTTACGATTGGAATGGTCCGTTAGCTAACCAAACCAACGTATCGTCTTCCAAGATTGTTAAAGGTATACCAATGCGTGGAGGCACCAATTCTCCAGCTGGTCTATTTTGGGCAACAGATTCTTTAATTCGTGTTTCATTTAACTCTTCGGCTTCTAGTACAACACCTACTAGTCAATATTGGAATTACGATATTATTTCTAGCCAAATCTCAATCATGTCATCTAACGCTGTAGTAGAGATGGATGGTGTATATTGGTGGATGGGTGTTGATCGTTTCTATGCCTACAATGGTAGCGTTCAAGTGGTGCCAAATGATAAGAACGTAAACTGGTTGTTCGATAACATCAACTACACTCAACGTCAAAAAGTATGGGCCACTAAGGTTCCACGCTATAACGAGATTTGGTTCTTTTATCCACGTGGCACAGCTACAGAGTGCACTGACGCAATTATCTATAATACTAAAGATAAGCTGTGGTACGATGCTGGTTCAGCAGTAGGTGCGCAACGCTCTTGCGGATATACCACTGAGATTTTCCCAACACCTATCTGGGCTGATTGGAACTACACACCCACCTTTAGTCAACCATATACTGTAATAGCTCATCCAGCTAGTTTGCCAGCCCCAACCACTGATCAAATGTATATCGCTGGAGATGTTACACCTGTGTTTAGTCCGGGCACAATTATCACTTTTGATAAAACAGCAGATTATAATTCCACATACCAAGTAAGTTCCGCAGTATATACGATCAATACAACTATCGGAGCACCAGGTGTTACGCTAGTAACCTTTACTGAGGAATCACCTATTACAGTAGTTCCGGGCGCTTTAGTGTATCAGCAAATCGGTGGTTTTACAATTTGGCAACACGAATATGGGCAAAATGCTGTTGGATTAAACACCGAAACTGCTGTGTACTCTAGCATTACTACCAGCGATATTGGTTGGTTAACAGGTAATCCGAGTCAAGATGGGTTGGTGGGTATTAACCGCCGCATGCACTTACGTCGTGTAGAGCCAAATTTCTTGCAAACCGGCACCATGTCCATGACTATTTTGGGTCGTAAGTTTGCATCTAGTCCTATGG